CGGCGACATAGACCATCCACGCCACAGGCTCCACCGCCGGCGCTTGCTCGGCTTCCAGTGCTTTGCGTAGCTCTGCGATATACACGCTTGTGTGTAGCTGATATTTCCAGAGCGGCGATTCCCAGCGGGCTATGACTGCTTGTGCTGCTTGTTGTAGGGGTGTCATATCTCCCCCCGGAGTGGTGATGGTGACAAAAGAACTTCGGCTGGTACTCCGATTGCAAATGCACGCTTTACAGACTTGATGGGCAAATCCCTCAATCCGTGTATTACTTCGCTGTAATGCGACTGCGATAGGTTAATCAGCATCCCAAATTCCTTTGCTGAAAGCCCGTACTGATCGCGCCTAAACTCCAGTGCATCGGGCAGACTTACGTGATGCGCTTTGCCGCAAGCCTCTGTCATCAGGCGGGCAATCAGCACTGGCTTTGCTTCTCGCCGGTTTAGCTTTTCTAGTGGTGTCATTTCAATGCTCCGATTGCTTTGGCAATGGCTGCGCGGGCTTGCATCCCGCCGTTAGCTTGGTTGACATATGGAAAATCTTTGTACAAGCGTTGCAAAGCCTCAAGCATCTCAGGCGCAGCGGCTATCAGGCGGGCATTAGCCTTTGTCGCTTTCTTTGTTGCACCGCTGTAATGCGGGTATGCAGCAACGAGCGCCCCAGCTTTTGTCTCGATGATGTAGTCGTACTGCACGCCTGTTCCGAGCCTGAGCTTCCAAGGCCCCGGCGTATGCTTTGTTGTCATTTCAAACTCCTGATTGCAGCCGCAATAACGGCTCCGGTTTTTCCAAATGCGAGCGTGGCGTTCATCGCGTCCAGCAGGGCAGACTCTCGGCCCGCCTGCCAAGCATCCCAGCCACTGCCATCCGCCGCTCCAAAGACTTCTAAAAGCGCGGTTCTCCGGGTCGCGCCTGAGTCGCTGAAGCCATCTTTTACATACTCAGCGGCCAACTCATCCGCGCTTTTGATTAAAGATGCAGATCGCTTTGCGTGCCACGCTTTAAATTCGTCGCTGTGCTCTGTCATTTCAAGCTCCTGATTTTGTCGGCAATCTGATAGCCATCGAGTGCATATTTAAACCCGCTTTCAGCGGCCATTGCAGCTTCCTCAATCGCCTCGGCTCGGCAGGCTTGGCCGTAGGCTTGCATCTGCTCGGCTGTGTAGCCGTTGCGAAACTTCTGTGTGTCGTAAAGCATAAAAGGTGGCCGGGGTGGCAGGCTCATTGCGCGCCCGCCTCTTTGATCGCGTCGTCTAACTCGGCCTGATCTCTGACAAGTGAGCCAATCAAGGCGTTGTCAAAACTCAGCTTCGTAGCTGATCGACGTAGCCAGCGATACCGGGCTGCATCTGCTGCGAGGGCGTCACGCTCAAGGCTCAGTTCGTGAAAGTCAACTCTCCACTGATCGACTTCAAGAGCGAGGGTGTCACGCTCTGTTGCCATATCCGCTCGGTCTTGCATACACTCGCCCATCAAACGGCAGCACTCTGCGTGCCTTGCCAACCACTCGTCACGCTCTTTTTTGAGCGCTTCGATGTGTAGCAGTTGCAGCAACACGCCACAGCGCAATTGCTCGATATCAAGCTGGTCAACATCAGCGCGGGCTTGTTCTATTTCTTGTTCTGTCATGCTGTCACCCTTTGAATCTTCAGCACCCGCTGAGCGTCTTGCTTGCTCAACATTGGCCTGCCGTGAATTAAATTGATCGCTGTCACAAGTGGCAGCAAGTCAGCCTTGCGCCAAGTGCCGCGCTGCTTTGCGTCGTCCATCACTGCGATTGCTGCTGTTGTGTCTGGCGCTTTGAACGCCTCGCACAGCACGCGCAGCATCACAAAGCCGTCACCTACGGGCTGGCCTTCGTCGAGCATGTGCAGCCATATCAAGTAGTTGCTTAGCTGCCTGTCTAGCTCGATCTTTTCGGCGCTCGGCCAAAACGGGCTGTTGTATTGCTTTCTCATGCAAGATGGCTCCATGTTTCGCCTCGGTGAACCTTATCTATGGTGCGAACATGCACACCATAAATACGAGCAAGCGCAGCGTTTGATAGGTTGTCATCAATGTGCTTCAGCAGGTTGTCACGCTGCCTGATCGAGCTTCGGATGCTGATAACGTCAATGTCAAGCAGCTTGGAGTGCTTCATACCCTGCCCACGCGCTGCAAACTCTCGTCTGCGCCCGTCATATTCAGCCATCGTTAACGGGTTGCGATTTGGGCGTCGGGTTGGTGCTGATGTGGCCTGGTGAATCATGCGGCCTCCAGTTCTTCGGCATCAAGCTCTTCAAAGTCGAACAGGCTTGGCATCGTTTGCTCCTTTTCAGCCGCCGCCAGGTATCCAACAGCGTCAGAAAAGTAGGGTGCAGATAGCTCGGTTCCAATTCCATATCGACCCTGTAAAACAGCACGCTGCGGCACTGTTCCAAGCCCCATAAATGGATCAAAAACAACATCACCCTTTTCACTGAATTGAGCAATCACCCGGTCTGCCAAATCAAACTGCATCGGGCACAAATGCATCTCTTTGTTACGTGCTGATTGACTGGTGTTCAGCGTCAGCATCCGGGTAATGTCGGTGTAAACATCCGGGTGCCAGCTCTGGGGTTGCAACAGCATGAATGTTGTTGGTAGCTTGCCCTTGATTCCAAGGCTTTCATTTAAATGAACGTGATGCTCAAAATCGTAGGTGTTTTCCATGCTGAATTTTCTATAAGCCTTGAACATGGCTTCGTGCGGGATGTTGGCCAATTCATCGGGCGTCAAGAATCTGTCACCGCTTGAGCGCGCAAAACCGTGGGCATCAATCTGCCAGCGTCCACGGCTGTAACCCGTGCCAACAACTTCTGTTGCGCCTTTTTTCCATGGCATTACATTGCCCTCATCGTCAACACAATCAGGCTTGTTTTTCACAACCGGAGTGTCTGAATAACTCTTGTCTGAGCTACTGGGGTTTTTCCTGAACAGCAGCAAATACTCAGGCATTCCTACGCCCATTTTTGAGCCGTCTTTGCATTGCTCAGTCCATCCCAGTCGGTAGGTCTGGTTGTTCTCGCGCACCACGTCGGTGACAATGGTTTTCATGCCCATGTAGCCAAAGCCGTGGCTGGTGTAGTGCTCGATGGTTTTGCAGTGCAGCGGATACACCGTCTGGTACCCAAGGCCTGTCATACCGCCAGGCACAATGCGGTCTTTGACGTGGACTGCCAGCACCCGTCCTGGCTTCAAGATCTTGAGCAGGTTGGGCGTCAAGAAATCCATTTGTTTAAAGAAATGCTCGTTGTTGTCCGTGTGCCCAAAGTCGTTGTAATTGGGGCTGTACTCATACTGGGTGCTGAACGGGATGCTGGTCAAAATCAGGCCCACGCTGTTCTCCTGCATGGTGGCCGTTTCTTTTACGCAATCGTTATGAATGGCGGTAAACATCTTGCCTTTCACCTCCGCACGCTCGACACCTAAAACACGGGTCAGTGTGTGCGCCATTGCAGACTGACTCAGGCCATACTCTTTCATGATTGCTGTCATTTTTCCCACCATTAGATTGTGTTGTTGCCACTTGCGTTCGAGTTGTCTGCGAACCTCACGCTCGGCGCTTGTAAAGATGATGTCTATGCGAACGGTCTTGGTTTGCTGGAACCGGTAGCAGCGGTGTATGGCTTGAATGAAGTCGTTGAACTTGAATCCAATGCCCAAAAATATCTCCCAGTTGCAATGCCTCTGAAAGTTGCAGCCACTGCCGGCAATCGACGGTTTGGCCGCCAGTTCTTGAAACTCACCGTTTGAGAACTTGATGATGTTGTCTTCTCGTACTTCAAGGTCTTGATTGCCGTACACCGAAACAGCGCTGGGTATGGCTTTCTCAATCGCTTCACGCTCACGCTCAAGGTCATGCCAAATGATGCGGTGTTCGTCTGGCGCATCGGCTCTGAGCTCCATCATCTTGTCAATTCGAGCGCCCAGACTCTCCCGCTTTTCCCGGCTGCTTTCCACAACCCCAATTGCTTCGGCTTTGAACATGCGGGCTTGTCCGTAGGCCTCGTGACCCGCGTTGTCGTGATCCGCTTCAACCTCGTGCCAGCGAACATCCATGGGCGGCATGTTGTAGCCTTCATCACTGCAACCCAAGTCAGACGGCTTTTGCACAAACAGTGCCCAGCTCGCCACCCATAACCAAAACTCTTTTTCTTTGTGGGCGTGAATGGTCAGGTTGTCAGCTTTAACCGAATCTCTTTTGAAGAAGCGTGTTTTTGCTGCGCTCACATCCATCACGCCAAGGAATGCCGCATAGGCCAGCAGCTCAATGTATTCATTGGGCGAAGGGGTTGCAGTGGCAACAAACCGAAACGGCGTGCCGGCTGTTTTGACGCGGCTATCCATGGTTTTGCGGTCACCCGCAAAAGTCGCCATAAATTCACGGAAGGTCTTGCTACCGCCAAACCCGCGCAGGATAGATGCCTCGTCCAGGCTGGCCACCGTGAACAGCTGCGGGTCTAATTTCCCGTCCCGGATGGTTTCGTAGTTGGTCAGGTAGATCGTGTCGTCTTCCTCTACCTCTTCAAACCGGCGAATAAATTTGGTTTTGATGCCCAGCATGGCAGCGTCACGGGTAAATTCTTGACGAACCCCAAGCGGGATCACGATCAAGCCAAGTCCACCAGCGTGATGCCTGACAATGCGCACAACCTCCAGTTGCATCACTGATTTTCCCAATCCAAACGCCGCAAAGCACGCTCGCCTGCCGCCGCGAATCATCCATTGAACAATCAGCTTTTGATGGTCAAGCAATATCGGGTTGATCTCGCTTAGTTCGATAGCGATACCTTCATCTTTGCTGATGATGACTTTGCGCTTGATGAAATCGTCGTAGTTGTTCATTGTGAATACTCGTAAAAAAGCCCACTTGAAGCGGGCTCTGGTTTATCGGATTGGCGCCACCCATTCGGGCGGCTTATAGCCCGGTGCTTTCATCGGCCCCACAATCAAACGGTGCGGCACGGCATTGGCTGGCTTGATGTAAGACTCGCCCAGCCCATGCACTAGTGAGCGCTGGCTGGCTGTGAGCGTGTCGGACGGCTTTTGGAAGCGGCTCATTTGATGCTGAGCCTTTGCCCTTGTGTGAGCCGTGCTCCAGGTACGTCTTTGCCAGCTTTCAACGCGTCTTTAATCAGCGCTTTATCGGCAACGCTGGTGGCCGGTAGCTCTCGCCGGTACTCCGAAGGCACTTGCAAGCTGTCAAACACGTCAACTGCTGCCGGGTTGCTTCTGATGCTGATTGAAAACATCGGGCAATCAATGCGCTCAATTTGCATTCGTTGCATGTTGTCCACGAGATAGCTGCGCAACCCTTGCGCAACCTTCACGCGGTGGGCTTTAAGCGCTTGCAGACGGGCTATCTCGGCGTCGATAGCGGGCAGGTAAGTCTCAGCACTGCGGGCGACATATTCCAGCCCCTGAGCTTTCTGAGCAATGTCATCCGTAATGCCAGAAGCCTCGATTGTGTCGGCTACGGTTTCGGCATCAAAGTCGCCTGCGGCCAGCTTGTCAGCCAGTTGGAGGTACTGGTTTGTCAGGTGGAAAAGTGACGTACTCATGCTGTCATTTGTGGTTGATATGAATGACGCGCTCCACTTCGTTTCATCATGATTCGCGCCTCAGTCTGGTCTGTCTTTGCGTCAATCTGGCCCGGTGTGTTTCGGCTCAGTTTCAGCGCCCTTGATAGCTTGCGGTCTGCGCTGCCCATGTAGGCATCAATCTGGACTTTGTTCTCACTTGGCAACAGCACCCGATAACCGGATGGCGTGCCCTGCAAATACTTACCCTGTCCAAGCAGCACATTGCGGCAATAATCGATTGCCGATAGCTCAATCATTGCCAGCCTGTCAAACACCGCCTTAGATGCCGTGTGGGGCTGCACAATCCCAAGCGCGGAATGCACCATGCTTGTCTCGATAATGCTGCCGTACTCAGTCAGGCCCTGCGCTGTCAGTTCGTCAAACAGGCCGCGCATGGCGTCACGCTTTGATGGTTGCTCAAGCATTTGTCACCTCGGCGGTAGCGCGGCCAAACGTGGGGCGGAAGTCACCAAAGCCGACATATTTAGCCGTGCGCTCTACGACCTGTTTCAAGCCGTTGAAATCGACCACCGTATCATCAAACTCGATTGCAGTTTCAAACGACCAGTCTTTGAAAATCGGAAAGTCTTTCGGGATACGCACTTGGCCTTGTGGCAATAGCGCACGATGGCGAAATGTCGGGTTCATCACAACATCAGTGATCGTCTTAACCTTGTTCATTTCCTTGTAAATCAGCTTTGCCTTTTCGTCTACCGCAAAGATACCGCCGCGCATCTTGTCTTTGCCCGTCTTGATAACCGCAAATGCCCCGGTGCAGATCGCTTCTGTTAGCCAGCGTGTCGGAACATAGACGCCCATCTTTTCATCAAAGTACAGCTTGCTTTCTGTTTCGATGTTGCCCAACTCGATCAGATCATCCTCGGTCTTGCCGGTGCGTTTCTTTGTGATGGTTTTCATCAACTTGCTGAACTTGTTGAATGGGTCAACAGTCTGCGGATTGTTTTGCAGCAAGTAGTTAAGGCCGGTGATTTTGATGGTTGCTTGTTGGATAGCCATGATTCTCTTTCAGTAATAAAAAAGCCAGCGTGTTTGCTGGCTTGGTGGATCTCACAATGAGATTTGGAAAGGCCGAAACCTTGCCGAATATCGTTGCACTGCTATGCGATGCCGTTCCTTTTCTTGCAATGCACTTCTATACAGTGCGTTTGAATCAATAAGATTCGGAAGTGAGCCAGTCGCCTAGCTCCTATCCGAATATCATTTCGCTGCCATGCGCATCTTTACGCTTCAATGCGATGCCTAGCGATTCCGTTAGGTCAAAGCGACCTGACAAAGCAGAAGCCTTGTCGCGTTGCTTTTCAATGAATTGCGGTTCCCTGCGATTCGATGCGGGACGGTGCCTTAAACCTCGAAAGAGATTCGACAAAGCCGTGAAGCCTTGTCGAATATCTTTGCTATGCCTTGCGGCTCTTTGCCCTTGGTTGCGACTCCATGCATTGCACTTGAAGTGAAAACACTTCGGAAGTGGCACATTGCTATGCCCTATCCGAATAGCTTTTAATTGCTTTGCCTTGCAATGCCATGATCTGCACTGCGCTGCCTTTGAATAAATAACGACTCGATTAACCCGCATGACGGGCTAACCGCGTTGCTCTTCACTTCCTTGCTTTGCTTTTCGATGCCTGGCGATGCGCTGCGGTGCGATACGGGCATTTCACCCGCTAGCCGCTATGCGGTGTGGTTGATCAAAAAGGGATTTCGTCGGAATCAAAAGGCGCATCGGGGTAGTCATTCGCGCCACTGTTACGCGTCGGCATTGGCGCATGTTTCAATGCGCCTTTCATTGGACGATGCCGCAAGCCTTCCACCATTTTTTCAAGCTGCACCGGCACTGTTTTCCTGTCCAGAATCTCTGTGGCCGTAAGCTCTGTGTTTGCCTGGAATACGTTTTTCAGAACCATTCGAGAACCAGTGGTTCCGTCTTGCTTCTCGTAATCCTCAGTCTCAAGAAGCAAACCAATGGGCTTGCAAAGCTCTGGAAACAGGGCTCCATGCACTTGTACATCCTTGCGGGTGTCGTAGTCGTACTTGGTGTATTCGCCGTCTTTGGCGTTGATGTTGCGAAGTCCCATGCAAGCCATGATTGCCATCAGTTGCTCATATCCTTGATATAGCGAACCGTCAGCGCCTTTGGTGTAGATAGCCAGATTGGCCTTTTGTCCCGATGAGCTTACAAACGAAAACGCGATTCCCTTGCCGCCTTTTTTCGTGTCAAGGTCTACAGCCTGGGTAAAGGCTCCAACATATTTACCCATCTCTTTGATTGCACCGCCGCCGGTGTCTGATTTTTTGGCTGCTTCTGCGCCTTGTTTGTCTAATGCGTACATGGTTTTTCCTTTAAGTGGGTTGGTTGATTTGGTAGTAGGAACAGATCGAAGCGTCAACGGCTGCTATATCATTTGGGATATGGATGTCATCAAACATTCCAAGCGGTGTTTTCACGGTATCGAGTCCGCTGTTTTGAGTGCTGAACAGGTATTGCCCATTGATCACCGTGGTCCGCATGACGATAGTCAGCAATCCCTCGATAGTGATTTTTTCATCCAGCAGCTTGCCGATTGTTTTCGCTTTCACATGGCCGCCGTCATCTTCTTGAGTGTGCGCAAGGATGTAAACACGGCTGCTGTCTGGTATCTTGTTTTCACCGCTACCGCCCGCACACATCAGAATGTCCCAAGCGTTGCGGGCAATCTCGTTGTACTTTGCGAAGGCTTCATTTCCTTTCGCTTGATCAAGTACCCTGCGCATGAACTCATTGGCAAGGATGTATTGAAAGTCATCAATGATGATGATTGGCTTCTTGGTGCGGCTCATTGCGCCCACAATCGTCTGAGCGTTGTCAGTCACCAGAATTGAGCCTGCCGGGTTTGCCTTGGTGCATGGCACCCACTTAGCAGAACGAAAAGGCAGGGGCTTTTTTACCGCCTGAATCAGCAGAACATCGTCCGGGTTCAGATTGCGTAGACTGGTTGTTTTCCCTGTGCCGCTTTGGCCCAGGATCATTGTCGCAATTGACATTCTTTTCCTTTGGTTTATTTCTCGGTGGAAACGGCACAGCAAGCAGATCACACAGCATTTCCATGTGCCTGTAACCCGTGCTGCTCTCCATCCCTATTGCATACAAAATGCTTTCAAGCTCTACGTTCTGCGCCATGCTGCCAGCCCCGCTTTGATGCTCACTGATATGCTGTTGCCAGCGCGTCTGTAGAGTCTGTAGAGTCGGTAAATGCTCAGTGCGTCTTTCATTTCTCACCCTGTAGGATGGCTTCCTTATCATCTTGAGCACGCTTTTCTCGGTAGGCTTTGCGCTCTTCTCTGTTGCCGTTGGCAATCTCAATACATACGCCAGCAAGCCAGCACACGCCTACAGCCAGCAGCGCAATGGCTACCCATAGAGACGGGCTCATGTCAGCACCAGCGCAGCAAGCGCCACTACAGCACCAACAGCACAACCCCAAAGCACAATGCGGTCATGTGGGTGGTGCGGCTCTGGCATGGGGGATAGTTGGCGGCTGGTGTATGGGCCGAAAGCCTCGACCATCGTGCGGGCAAATTTGCCGCTGCTCATGCTGTCACCTCATCAACGCTATCAGCCAACGCCACAAGAGCCTCAGCCATTTCCCTAGCCTGCGATACCGTCATGTCGTGTTGAAATCTCATACTGCCGGCCCCCTGTGTAATCGTCACCAGCTCGCCGCACTTTGGGTGAAATGCTGCGCTTAGTTCGATTGAGCTGTTGTTGCAAAAATTGTTGATGAGCTTTTTCATGGGTTTTCCAGTCGTAAAAAAACCCGCTAAAAGCAGGCTAGTGTTTGGTTAGCGGCTTACGCCCGCCACTCGATCGGCAACTCCGACAAGCCAGTTATTACGGGTCTGCACCCAGCAAAGAGGTTGACAAGCAAGCAGGTCGCATAAAGCAGCGTGTTTACTTTCGAAAGGCTGCCCACTGTTGATAAGTGGATGACACCGGAGCTAAACCGGCGCCTCTGCTTGCTTGTCGAAAACTTATTGATGCGCCATCACTGACGCATGGGTAAATTCTTTCGCTGTGCAACATCATGTGGTTGCTCTAGCTGTCTCCAGCTCACTTCTACGTTTACGCTCGATGGCGCTTGGGCGTCTAGTCCTCAACCTTGTCGCACTCGTCACAGCTTTGGTTTCGCTGGAGTCTTAGCGGTCTTGCCTTGCGATTTGTCATCGTGTTAGCATGGGATAGAGTGTAAACCGATTTACGGCTAAAAAGTAAACAGATTTACAAATAAAGATAGAAAAAGATTTGGGAACTGCGATTTATCAATCGAGTTTTGATTTTTGCACAAAAACAACGGCGCATTCACCGAACAGGGGGTGACAGCAATCAACCCAATTTGTTACGATTTACACATGTATAAAAACACAGCTATTGCAGCACAAGAGAAAAATTCCAATGCGCTTGTTAGGCCGCATATGACTCAGCCCGAAATCAAGCGTCACGCTGATCTAAGTACGTCAAACGGCATTAAGCGCGTAATATTTAAGCACGCAGACACGCTGTCTATTTGGCGTTTCCGGATTGCAGCACTGAAATGATTGCATCAGTTGCGGCGTTAAACGCCCTGGCACGCTTAATCTTGTCTGTTGCCGGGATCATGTCGTACAGCACAGCCATCTCAATAGCTGACGCAGACAATGTAGATGGGGCAATCACTGTACTGTTGATTTCCATCGGGCCTGTTTCATCCAGCAACCACTGAGAGTTAACTCGCAAAAATTCAGCAACGGCAGCGTGTGCCTTTGTTTGCAGCTTTTGGTCTTTGTTTTTGGCGTCATTGATGATCATGCCAATGTTTTGAGGGCTGCATTCAGCAATCCTTGCCAATGATGCGCGAGTGACCTCGTTTCCGGTCACGTCGCCTCTTTTTGTCATCGCCAGTTGTAACCGTTCGCCGTATTTCATGATCGCATCCTAATTTACGGTTTGAAAATCTATTTGAGATTTGTCATGTAACCTGATTTACAATTGCAGGATGAATAAACAAACTGCAATCAATCTCTTGGGCGGCACACCAGCGCTGGCAGCTAAAGCTATGGGCTACAAATCCAGCCACGCTATCTATATGTGGCCCGAAACACTGTCTAAGCCTGTGGCAGATCGGATCAAGGGGGTTTGTCAGCCGAATGTAAACGCTCTTACAAAGAAGGCAAACAATAAAAACCCGAATGTAAATAAAAACAGTGGTTTGGCAGCATGAATCAATACCTCTACGTCTGCCATTTCAGCAACGGACTAATCAAAGTCGGTCGCTCTGTTGACCCGGTATCACGCATTGCTCAACACGCCGAACGAGTTTCCTGTATGGGGGTTGAGCTTATAGAGCATCACACGGCTTTGTGCGTTGGTCATGTGATCCCATCAGAAGGCGCATTGATTCAGAAGTGCAGCGACATTGCAGAAAAGAAATTCAAAAACGAGTGGTTTCGCGGCGTTGACTACCTGACTGCTTGCGAGTTTGCAACCGAAGCAGCCGCAACACAGTTTGATTTTGTTGAGCCTGAGAAGCTAAGCAACGACCAGAACGCAAGCGCAGTTCTAGATGATCCGGCCAATCGGTCAAAGCTGGCGAAGCTGTTTGGTGTGTCAACCAACGTTATCAACCACTGGCGTAAACGCGGCATCCCTGCTGACAAGTGCCCAGACATTGAGCAAGCCACCGGCATCAAGTGCGAAGTATTGCGCCCTGATGTGAATTGGGCCGTGTTGCGCAAGGTGGCAGCATGAAAGCCAAGCCACCCATCACAGCACTCTCACCCGCTGAGCGCACGGCAAAGCTGCTGGCCTTCCATCGCGGTAGCTTTGCGCACAACTTCACAACGGCACCTACGCCATCAAAACCTATTCCTGTCGCGTCCTCACGGTTTGCGACTGTTTAAGCGAATGGGCAGCTTTCAAAAGCCCAAAACAAAACCCGCTACAGCGCGAACTGTGCGGGTCTCTAACCATTGAACCTAGCAAGGAAAAAATGATTCACACAAGTTTACCACTAGCACGGGGAAATGACCCATTAACCAGCTTTCAGGCGGCAGACAGCGCCAAGGCTTTCATTCGCACGCATGAGGAGTTGATCGTCACAACGCTTTCGCGGTACGGCGCCATGGGTGTTGACTTTATTGCCTCATTTTCCAATCTTGAGCCGCACGCTGTTGGCAAACGCATGACGGCGCTACACAAGCGTGGCGAGGTGGAGTTAACCGGCAAGTTGGTCAAAAGCGACTCAGGCCGCAACCAGCGCGAATGGCGGGCAGTATGAAAGCAAACCCTTGGTTTCGCATGTACTCCGATTTCATGTTTGATGAAAAGATTGAGTTCATAGCGTTTGAAGATCAGCGCCACTACGTTTTCATTCTGTGCATGAAAAACGCTGGTGTACTTGATAAAGAGTATGCACAGCCTGGAATGCTTGAGCGTGTTGTCAGCAAGCGTCTTGGCTTATATGGCGAGGCTTTCGAGTCTGCCAAAAAGCGTTTGATTGACGCCGGATTGATTGATTCTGAGTTTCATCCGGTAGCTTGGGATAAGCGCCAATTCTTGTCTGACAGCAGCGCAGAAAGGGTGAAGGCCTACCGTGATCGACTAAAAAAGGATGTGAAACGGCCATGTAACGTTACTGTAACGGTGCAAGAGGCAGAGACAGATACAGATACAGATACAGAAGAAGACAGTTCGCAAAAGGTGTCCACCTTATGCCCACACCAAAGCATCGTTGACCTGTATCACCAACTCATCCCAACAGCACGTCGCGTCAAAGAATGGACGCCTGACAGACAGAAAGCTTTACGCGCACGCTGGAGAGAAAAGGAAGATCGCCAGAACATTGAATGGTGGACGAAGTTCTTTGGCTACGTTGCGAAATCGGAATTCCTTTCCGGACGAACACAAGCGCCAGGACGCAAGCCGTTCGAGTTGTCGCTTGATTGGCTGTGCAAGTCTGCCAACTTTGTGAAAGTGCTGGAGGGTGCGTATGAATGACGAAACCCTGACAACAGAAGCCGCTGAACAGGCGATTCTGTCAATCCTGATCGGCTATGAGTTCGCCCTTGATGACATTGACATCAAGCCGGAGCATTTCAGCAGCGACTACCTGCGGGCCATCTTTGCCGAACTGTTGGTTCAAATCTCTGACGGCAAAGGCACCAGCATTTTCACGCTGCACGAAAAGCTAAGCGATGTTGTCACCATTGCCGAACTGGCTGCAATCGCTGAATGCCACCAACATAGCCAGCGCCCTTTAAAGCGTTTATGTGCGCAGGTGGTGGATAGGTATCAGTCACGCCAATTGCACGCACTGGCGGGCCGTTTAAGTGCTTTGGCGTTTGAGGATTCTCCTATCGCTGATCGAATTGATAAGGCTCAAGCGGAAATAGCAAAACTGGTGACAACGCAAGACGCTGACGAGTGGGTGGATTCGCACACAGGGGCAATGAAGCATCTAGACCTAGTAGAACTGCGCGAGTCGGGAGTCAATCGCGGCATATCGACCGGCTTGTATGACCTTGACGAAATGCTGGATGGTGGATTGCAGCGCGGAAACCTTGTCGTGATTGGTGCGCGGCCATCAATGGGTAAATCAGCAATTGCCCTATCTATTGGCCTGCATGTTGCCCAGCAGTATCACGTTGGATTTATCAGCATGGAAATGTCTGTCAGTGACTTGATGGACAGGCAGGCGGCGATTCTTGGTGAGCTTTCAATCTCTTTTATCAAGCGCCCATCTAAAGGGCTTGATTATTCGCGGCTTGTCACCGCTGTGGAGGCTGCTAAGCACCTCAAGTTCCGCATATCCGACAAATCAGGCTTGAACATTCTGCAAGTCAGATCAAAGGCCCGCGCATTGAAACGCCGCTTTGGGTTGGATGTGCTGGTGGTGGATTACATCGGCTTGATGAGTGGCACTGATCCAAGGATGCCACGGGCATATCAGATTGAGGAAATCAGCCGGGGCTTGAAGTCTCTCGCCAAAGAGCTAGACATTGTGGTGATTTGCCTGTCTCAGCTTAACCGTGGATCAGTTGAAAAGGCTGGGCAAATACCTGGGCTGGCTGACTTCAGGGATTCAGGCGCAATTGAACAGGATGCAGACGTTGCCAGCGTCATTCACCGGGAAATCATGGCTAACCCTGCTGCCGGGTCTGATTGGGCTAATTACGGGTTGATGCGTATCTGCAAAAACAGGCAAGGACGTTGCGGTGACGTTCATTTGTACTACGCGGGTGAGCAAACAAAGTTCAGTGCATGGCATGGGCAAGTTCCTACAAAAGAAACAGCTTCACGGGGTAAGGGTTTTAACGCATGAATAACTTTGACGCAATCGCCAGCTTTTACAAACTGGTGCACAGGCCAATCATGGACGCCAAAAAGAACGAATGGGGCATTGATCCCTACGAATGGGATCAGGGGTTGATTCAGATGACGCCAATCGAGTCATGGTTTTGGCATGACATCCGGGCGGTTGATGCCGTGTTTTACCCGCAATACCCGGTTGCAGGTTTCTTTGTTGACTTTGCCAATCCACGGGCCAAGGTTGCTATTGAGTGTGACGGTGCTGAGTTCCACCAGGACAAAGCAAAGGATGCAGCCAGAGACAAGAGGCTGACGGATGCCGGGTGGACTGTTTACCGAATCAGAGGCAAAGACTGCCGTGATGGCGTCGGCTCAGATTCCGGCAGCGTAGCCAGAGCATTCATTTCAAGCATTGCAAATAACCACGGCCTGCGTCGTGATTGATCTGCGCGAGCAACTCATAACCCACATCCTAAAAATGAAACAACTAGACGAAGCATACGCCCGCGCGGCCCTCGCGTACTACAACACGCTATTACCCGACATGAAGCTCAATGATGGCGTGCGGGATGCGCTCAAGGGGGTGAAATGAGGAAGTGCAAGGTATGCCGCACCGCCTACACACCCACAAAGCCCATGCAGACGGTATGCAGCCACGAATGCGCCATGAGCCTTGCTGTCAGCGTTCGCGGCAAGGCGGCAAAGGTTGCCCAGGTGCAAGAGCGCAAGGCTGATGCGGTTAAGCGGGACAAGCTGAAAAGCAAAGCAGCGCACGCAAAAGAGGCCCAACAAGCCTTCAATGCTTTCATTCGTGAGCGTGATGCAGATCAGCCGTGCATCAGTTGCGGGCGCTGGCACACCGGCCAATATCACGCAGGCCACTACCTTTCAGTTGGCGCACGGCCTGAACTGCGGTTTACAGAGAGCAATGTGCATAAACAGTGCGCACCCTGTAACACGCACCTATCGGGCAACGCTGTGCTGTTTCGCCGTGGGCTGGTGGCAAAGCTGGGGCTAGAGCTTGTGGAGTGGCTGGAAGGCCCGCATGAGCCACGCAGGGACACAGTGGACAGCCTCAAGGCCATCAAAGCGCACTACACAGTAGAGACAAAACACCTTAAGGAGACGCGGGAATGAAAACACTAGACACATCAGGCGGCTTTGCCCGGACAAATGCCAATGAAACGCAAGTGGCTGGCACGCACTACAAGTCGCAAGCCATCCAGACTTGGGACTACATCACAAGCAACAACATCGGCTTCATGGAGGGCAACGCTATCAAGTACCTGAGTCGGTGGAAACAGAAAGGCGGGGTGAATGATTTGCTCAAGGCTCAGCACTACATCCAAAAGCTGATTGAGATTGAAGCGAAGAAAGACGATCTCAAATGAAGAAGGTTTACATCATGGCGCACGACATGGCCCGCAAGTTGGCCCGCCAAGCTGTCCAGGACGCACCAGAAGGCTATGCGGTGACTATCAGCGAACCAACCCGCAACCTGGAGCAAAACTCGGCACAGTGGCCCATCCTGCAAGCCTTTGCAGACCAGCTTCAGTGGCCCGTGAATGGAAAGATGGAATGGATTACGCCGGAGGAATTCAAGGACGTGCTTACCTGCGCTTTCAGGCGTGAGTCTGTGCGTGTCGCTATGGGCATGGATGGCGGCATGGTTATGTTGGGCAGTCGCACAAGCAAGTTCAGCAAGGCTCAGTTTGGCGAGTGGTTGGAGTTTCTGCACGCTACCGCAGCGGATCGCGGCATTGATTTGCAATATACGGAGCACGCATGATCTACAACCACCACAACAGCCTAGGCGCATCCGTCCACGATGTTGACACCCTTGAGCGATTACATGGCGTGATCAGTGTAGATGACCGTGAAGGCATCGTTACGCGCCATGTGTGGCCTGTTCGGCTTGATCACACGGGCGAAGTAGATCGCTACGAGACGCGCTATCAAAGCATCTATCCAATATTCGGCGGCTCACATGTGCCGGTCATGTTCCATTGCTACGGGAGAAAAGATTGAGCATCGATTTAAACCACGTCCACCCACGCCACGATGCCATTGACGCCCGACTAACCGAGTGGGCTAGGTGGGTACGCAATAAACCGGCAGCGTGGGCAATGCAGCCCATGTTCAGGCTCTATCGTGCACCGAAACAGTGGGAGTCTGACTTGCAGATCAGGATTGAGATAAACACATTGGCAGCGCACGAGATTGAACGCGCTGTTAGCTTTCTACCGGAGAAGCACCGCACGGCTATTCGCTGGGCGTATGTGTTCAGCCATATCCATGACGCACGCATAAGGGCAGAGCTTGGCGCGACTCAGGAGGGATTGGCTAGGCTGATACACGATGCAAGGGACATGCTCGTGAACAGACTCAGGGAAAGGTTGATTGAAAAATAAATGCTGATTTTGTTGGTGTGGCTGTATTGTTGTGCTTGTAAATAGGTTATACTTTAGTCACACCAACAAACAACTGAAAGAAATAAATGAACAAAGACCCAATCATCAGCGCAAAGATCATCGCAGCAATGGCTAACGGGATGGAGTTGCCAGCAGCATTTGATAGTGTTCTTGGCGAAGGTGCTTACATCAAGTTTGCAGGCGACCTCTATGACGCACTTCGCGCTAAGCAAGGTTTGTAAATCAATAGCCCTTCGGGGCTTATCAACATGACAGAGACAAAGCGCAAAGCAGGCAGGCCAAAGGCTGAGCCTACTGAGGTAATCCGCATACGCCTACCGCTACCAGTACACGCTAAGGTGATAGAGCGCGGCGGTGACAAGTGGGTTAAGCGGCTGATCAATGAAGCAATAGCAGTACAAAATAAATGTTGACACCTATCAATTGTGTGGTAATAATCCCCGCACATCACTGATAAACGTCGTTATACCGGTTTGCGCCGGTATAGTCGTCACCAGATACAGCCCGCAGGTTTAGCCTAGCGGGTTTTTTTACGTCTTGCCACGCCTAGAGTGCTGGATACCCGGTAACGCTGGCCTGTAACGGGCGACGCGCACCAGGCAAGACACTTATACGTCCGCAGTCGCAGCACACACAACGCGGCCATGTGCCAACTAACTGCGCACTCGGGCACCTACAAGACAGCACAAGGGTGCTACTCCAAGGGGTAGCTCACTCCGCACCCGCTAGCAGCGAATGGCAGATGCCAGCCGAAAGGTAAGTCCAATGGCTATCACTCGCGCATCATGGCGAACAGGCAAAGGCAGCAGTTCAGAGCGTGGCTACACATGGGCATGGACGAAGGCGCGAAGGGTCTACCTGGCAGCGCATCCTTTGTGCGTCATGTGCAGCGCAGCCAAGAGAGTTACAGCGGCCAATGTCGTTGATCACATCATCCCGCATGAAGGCAACGAAGCATTGTTCTGGGATGAGGACAACTGGCAAGCGTTGTGCAAGCAGCATCACGACACCGACAAGGCAGAGCAAGAGGGACGGCACGCAGCACGGGCTAAGTTCGATGAGTCGGGTCGCGTGGTCTGGTAGGGGTGGGGCGGGCCGAAAGTCTGGGGCGAAAACCCACCAAAC